TTGAACTGGAACGCTCGTGCGGTGAAGGTGCCGTTGCCGAATTCCTGATAGTCGCTCCAAGTGGGTGATCCAGTGGGGTCGTCGTCAGTGGTACGCACGCAGACCTTGGAATTCACCTGATCAGCCACTGCACCTTCAAAGTCAACCCAGGTGTCGATTAGGTCGGTGCGTTCGTCAATCAGATCAGATGGGTAGAAGCCACCAGCAACAAGATGACGCCGCAGATCGAGTGAATACTTAGCGCCAAGGTCTAGCACTTCATTGAACACATACGTGCCGGTCTCTGCAATGTCGCCGTAGTAGTCAAGATCAACTAACAGATCAAAGTCTGGGATTGTGTCAAATAACCCTGTGCCGCCAAGTGTGATGGCGTCGTACTCAACGCTGTAAAACAGATTGGTGAACTCGCCTTGGAATGGTGGATCTGTTGTGTCTTCACGCTTATCCAGCACCAAGAAGGCACTAAGCGGATCGGGTAGGTCAACAACAACGCTGGCTTCAGCGATGCTTTGCTTACCGCTGCTGTCTTCAAACTTGACGAGGTATTCACCCTCGACCATTGGCACGATCGCCTCAGTGCTGTAGCCAGGCACTGCAGGTATAAGATCTTGCGAGTTGGTCCATGAGCCGGTGCCATCTGTGATGCTGGTGTGGCGGATGTGGACGCGACCGCCAACTTTTACATCAAGGTCAGTTGTGGCGTCCCAGCGCAGGCGTGCGGAGTTGGCGCTGATCTGCTCAAGCGTCAGATTCTGCACATTGGCAGGCTCGGCCAACTTGCCGCGTGCTGATACATCAAGGCGCGCAGGCTGAGCCGATGCTCGCAATGCAGCATTTACGCCATAGATCAGTACTTCGTAGTTGCCGGGCGTCGTGTCATAGATGACGTATTCCTGTGTGGTTACGGAGTTCTGTGTCCAATTGCCGTTCTCTCTACGCCACTGCACAAGGTATTGAACTGCATTGGTGCGCCCGTCCTCGTCGACGGATGCGAGCCAGCTGATGATGAGCTTGGACAAGACTTGGCCGGACTCCTCATAAAGCACTTCCTGGAAGCTTGGTGCTCGTGGTGCGCTTGCTGGTTTGTTGAGGTCAGTAATATCGCGTTGCTCAAGCGCGGTGCCACGCTCGATGTAGTTGTATTTGCTGGCGTTGTAAGCAATGGCGCTGATGGCGTAATTGCTGCCTTCCTGTTCTTGAACGCTCAGTACACGCCAGGTTGATGTTTGGATGTTGCTGGTCTGGTAAATCCAGACACTGTTGGCGTTGGGGGCTGTTGAAAATGCCGACGACACAGTGATCACATCACCGGCAATGCTGCTGATGCTGCGGGTTTCGACGCTCCCATCGGGCATGATCACCGACAATTCAGCGCCTGCTGCTGTCAATCCAGTGGCATCATCCACCGTGATTGCCGTGGTTGTTGCAGCGGAGATGCGGCCACCGCGACGTGCGCCAGCCCGCACTGGATCGGCTACCTCGATGATTTGTCCAGGGCGCACCAACACGCCAGCATCAATGGAGGCAGTGAAGCTGATGATTTCGCTTGAATAGCGTTCGGAGTACAGCAACCACTCACCGATTCGATACGCCTGCCCGCGACTGGTGCAGGCAAAGGCGCTGATTTCGGTCTTGACGACGCCGTATTTTTGGATGGCTTCTGCGTCCTCAACAACCTCGTATGCCGTATCGCGGCTAATGAGATCGAGGTAACTTACGACGCAAACCGTAGGACGTGTCTTGCGGCTACCGCCTTGATAGCTGAATCCCTCCTCAGTGACGTTTGCCAGCGTGAACAGGTAGGCGGTATCAGCGGGCTTGTCTTGGCTGATCGTGAGTGCGCCAGTGCTCCAGTACGGCATGACCCGCATTACTGAGCACATGTCGTTGATCAGCTTGTAGGCGTCTTCTGCCGTCTGGATGTTGACGTTGCAGGAGAAGCGCGGCTCTGTACCGCCAAAGCCGTCAGGCACCAGCTCGGAGCAATACTGGCTGGCGCTGTAGAAAGCAAACTTATCGAGCTGAGCTTCTTGGATGTGATCGCCAAAACCATAACGGGTGCTAGTTAGCAAGTCCCACAGGATCCAAGCAGGATCACTGCACCATTGAGCAGCGCCAAACGTGCCGTTCCAAATGCCGCTATAAATCAGCCTGCCAGTGGCGCTATCAACCGTGGCATTGCTTGGGATCTTTACCTTGATGCCACGGATCAAATAGCTGCGGCTGGGGATTGCACTGAACTGCTCTGCATCAACACGCAGCGCCACCAACGCGCTGTTGGGGTAGCGCAGTTTGGCGTAGATAATTTCCGTGTAGCTTGTCCAGTTGAAGCGGCTAATGGAATCAAGAATTCTGTCGTAGCCTGCAACTATTGCTGCGTCTGGTGCGGAAAGGCGATTGACACGAATATCGGCAGTTGTAAATCCTGCGCTCAGATTAATCAAATAATCACGCTGATAAGGATCTGTCGTTCTCCCGCTAATCGTGTCTGTGATGACAGTTGTAAAGCCACCGCCATCATATTGAACCTGAATTGAAAGCGAAACAGACTGCCCTTCAACGTCTCCATTTGATATGCTTGTTTGCAGCTGCGGCACAGTAATTGTTACACGAACGGCATTAACGCTTGTGTCAACAATTTGACGCGTGACTGGCGTGCCATATTGCATCTCAACATTGACAGGTTTTTCGTCTTCAACGTCAGCGGCAATCGGGATGTAAAACTGCGCTTGCGTGCCAGTCCTAGTCTGGATCGTAACGTTTTGGAAGTTGTAAGAGCCGTCTGGATTTTGCAGAGGGGTGTTGTTCAGGAAGATGCTTTTGAAGCCATCCTTCAAGCCTTGAATTTCGCCTTCGCTAACAAGATCAAGGACAGTTGCATATTGCTTGGAATCAAGGCTGTCATTGGCAACTGTTGGCGTGCGGGCAGTTTGCTGCGATCCACCACCACCGCCCTTGCCGCCACCACCGCCACCAGCACCAACAATGCGATCCATCACGCTGCCACCTGCACGGTGTCAATACCGGCGCTGATCACAACACTGCCAACGATCGTTTCACCGTAAACAATCGGCACTGGCACGCCTTGTCTACTTGTCTGTTGGATACCGCTAAAGCTGTAGCTCTTGCGTGGGTCGTTATTGTCCTGCGGTGTTCCGGGTGCGTTGATTTTGGGTGTTGGTGTCAGGAGTTGGGAAACACCACCCAAAATCAGACTTGCTCCAACGCCACCGATTGCAACAGCAGTACTTAAGCCAAAACCCAGACCTATACCTGGAATCAAGCCTGCACCAGCAGTAAGAATCGCAAAAGCAATCAAGCCTACGCCAGCAATAATTCGACCAACTGGACCACCCGCGACAACAAGCACTGGCACAATTCTGATCTCCTGCTGTCCCGCAGGATCATGCAGCTCATCCAGCGTCAGGTCGTACTTACCAATACTCACGCGGTAGTGCTGATCCGCCATGTGCTTCTCAAGCTGCGGGAAGTTCACCAGCAGAAAACGCACCGCCTCAGCAGCACTGGCAACATCTGCCTCAAACACGCGCTGCCCGACAAATTTGGCAAGGCGTCCGTACAGCTTGATCTTGCGCAGCATGACGACCTTCTAGCCTCCGCCCATTGTAAGGAAGCTGGGATGGCGCAGTCTACGCCCAGTGCATTTCTGTAGCCAGCCGCCACCACCGTAAAGATCCCTGCTGCTGAGCCGTCCACGGATGTGATGCAGCACCATGCCATCACCGATATAAACGCCAACGTGGTTGAGCGCGTTGCTGCTGATGTTCATGAGCAGCGCGTCACCCTTTTGCAGCTCCTCCTCTTCCTCCAGTTCGCGGAAACCAGCCGTGCGCCAGCAATCCTCAAACATCGGTGCCGCCTCAAACTGTTCTGGCGTTAGCGGGCGCTCCCAATCTGGGAGGTTTAAGCCGTGCTCGCCATACCAATCACGCGCCAAAGTCCAACAATCGCTAATGCCCCACGTCCATTGCCGCCCAATCAACGGTGCTTTGTAGCCACTTGGCTTGCACTCACCCCATTTTTCAGTCTTGGGGTTGACGATGTACCAAGGCAGTCCGCTGGCTTCGCAACCCATCAAATCAGGTTGACTTGGGATCGGTGGCGTTACAGGATGCGAATGTATGACGGCAGCAATCTCGCCCTTGTCCTCCGCAGCCGCGTAATCCTCAGGGTCAAGGATGAACTGATCAGCACCACCGCTTAGGTTGCGGCATGGCCAATACCGCTCTCGGCCTTTGATTACTACCAGCAGTCCGCACGCTTCACGCGGATCTTCCGCCTTTGCGTGATCAAGAGCAGCAGTGCGCCAAGTCATCCGAAGAACGCTCCGATACCAGGGAAGCTGCCAAACGGCAATTCAGCAGTAGAGCCAAAGTGCGCTTTGCAGTCGGTTAGTGTTTTGAGGCAGGTTGGTAAGGCTCCTGTGTAACCGCACTCGGTTGACTTGTACACCCACTGGCAAATGTTGGCGATGCACTGCCGCTTTGGTGCGCT